CGCTAGCGAAACTAACGTTCATCTTCATGACTCTCCTCGTCACCACCCGAAAGGGTAGTAACCTCGGAGATTTGCCTGCTACGCAGGCGGATACCGATGGTCGACGATGTGGAAACTCCCACGGGGTAAGAGAGGGCCTTCTTGAGGTCCTCGAGGACCAGGGACCACGGCGTTTTCACGCTGTACATCCCCTCCTCTCCCACCCGTGGAAGTTTCAGTTTTGTGATGGCGGCCAGTCGTCTGGTCTTTGGCTTGGCGGAAAATTGTCCGCCCTGTCCCACGAAGGCTCGCATCGCGCAGGACGCGGAGGTCCTGGCGACCTCACGAGCAGTGGAGACATGGGTGGATTCGGGGACGAGAGTCTCCGCCTCCCAAGCCTTGGCCATCGACTGGATGGAGTTGAACAGGGCGCGAGAGCCCGCGCCGAGGGGTGGCTGTGTTCTCACGAGAGAGCCAGCAAGTGCAACTCGTTCACCCGGGTTTCTTGGGTGGGTACATCCCCACAGTATCCCGCGAAGGGACCGTGGGATACACCTAACACCCAAGCCCTTGGTCGAGGGGTGGCCCAGTCCTCCGAACTGCACGGGAAGCTCGGGGTAGCGGCCTCTAGAGGCCGCTACCTTCCGAACATCCCGGAGACAGACTCGGAGGACACGGGCCGCCCTCTTCCAGAGGATCTTGAACCCGGTTACCCTTTCCTCCGCCGGCAAAGAGCCGCTGCGGAAGACCCCGTATCCGGACGGAGGAGAAAGGGTACCGAACGAAGTCACTGTGGCCTCAGTGAGCATCTTGATCGGAACCACAGGGCATCGCAACGAGAAACAGTTGCCATCACCCATAGGTTCCGAGTCAAGGAAGTTCTCACAGAACACACCCCTCTTTGCGGAAACAAAAGTCTTGACTGGGTGGACCTCGGATCCGACGGCGCGAATTCGACGCTTATAGCGGCCGAACGCGCCCTTCGAATGGAAACGACAAAGGAGGTCGTCGCCGCAGAGTTTCGCGTTCCGTGCAAATTCCGCTGCCCAGCCTGTTACCAGGCTGAGCAACGTGAAGGAGCATGGGGTCCCCATCGGGGAACCACGAAGAACTCTAACGGTGACCACCTCCGAGTCGGGGGTCCGGTCCACCTCAGCCAACCTTCTCTCGATGGATCGCCTCTCCTTGCAGTCCTTCCGAAGCCCCTTACGGAAGAAAGACGACCGCTTGTACTCGAACTCGTGGGGCCTGTCACCTGCCCCCAGAGATTCGAGAAAAGCGTCCGTCACTTCCGTGGGGATGCCAGCGTCCCGCATCCCGTCCGCGCACGCGCGGATGGTGCGGTGGGTGAAGCCGTCGGTTGCTTTGGTCAGGTCGGCAGAGACCCACTTTCCGGTTCCTGGGGTTACCCCCAGAGAGCCGTCGAGTGCATCTCCCCGACGCATGATCATCAACCGATCGTCAGTCTTCACTGCTGGCCACAGGACTTGCCGAGAGAGTTCACCGGCCACCAGCAGCTCCGCTGGTGGTACGGTGACTACCCGAATCTTGTTTCCCCGCTCGCTGACTGCGGCCACCCGGTGAGGCACTCGTTCCTTCGGATGAGCAACCCACCTCCTGTAAAGGAGGGAGTTGGACTCAACTTCCGAGACGAGCGCCTGACCCGGGAGGTCGCGAGGGCGGGGGAGATGGTCGATCTGCCGAACCAACGCTGCGTCGAGCCCATCTACCGCCGACTTCACCCTCTTAGGGAGGGAAGCCGGCGCGATGGGACCGCGCAGCATGGAGAGCAGGTCGCCAAATCCCCCGTCCTCATCTTGGTCAGCGGCGTCGCTTGCTGCGGTCCCCGCAGTCTGGTGACACTTCAAGGCGTATGCCGAGAAGCCACCAAATCTGCGGGACAGCTGGTAGCAAGCCGACGTCCCCGAGCGAGGGACAAGGTCGGGCAGGCGATCCTTCGATCCGCGCCACTGTTCGAAACCAGCGCGTACGTACGCGCGCAGGGAGGCGAGGTGCTGCATCTCCCCCGGCCGGACCGGGAGATCGGATGCAGACACCTCGGCGTGGGACAGGAGAGCTTCCGCCCCGGCACGGCTATTGACCTGAGCCTCCGGCAGGGCACGCGCGAGCGTGCTCCACTGGAGCATCGAGTCTTTAGTCAACCCAAGAAGGACCCGGTCCAAGGACCGGGGGAACCCTTCTGGGCGCCGGGGGGTTTCTCCTTCCGCACCGAGTCCCCTGTGCCGTACCCGGAGGCACTCTTGCTTCAAGGTTCCGATGACAAACTCGGTGGACGGGTTCGGGCCCGAAACGGCCCTAGCCACCCACCGACGGAACTTTCCGCAAAAGCCGGATTCCTCCAGTGTACGCGTTGGCTTCACTCCAACCACCATCACACAACTGGCCCAACAGGCGCTCCAAATGGAGCGAACCTGACGGGCCCACATCGACCGTCGTTTGGGGCGTCGGCCTCCTTTACCCTTGCGGGAATGGGAAGGCTGATGACTTTCAGCGACAAGGGAGAGCAGTGATGAAACTCTCTTCCTCATGGC